GCTTGAAAATAATGTTATAAATTACATAGAGGAGAATTATGCGAATATTGAAAAAGATATGAATAGTCGTAACAGTACATCAAAAAGGAAAGAAAGTGTCATAGATAATTCGAAGACCAGAAAAAAACGTGAAGAATTATCAATATCAGCGACAAAAAGTATTAAAAAAGAAGAAGTAGAAATAGTTGTTAAATTTCATTAAGTATTTTATGATTAAATGTTAAATTATGATTCAATATAATTAAACAAAATTTTCTAATATATTAATTTAAAATTAAGTTTTAATATTAAATTAATGGGTAATAAAACATCTTCATCAATAAAAATAAATTATGAAGACATTCAATACGCAATTAAAAATAATAGTAGTCATTTATTAATAAATACACTTTCATATTCAGAACAAGATTGTTTAATACCAAATACTATATTAAGTGATAAAGAAGAACACATAATAAATACATTAATGAAAAATGGTAACAAAAATGTAAAAATAATTATTTACGGTAAAAATTCAAATGATGACAAAATATATAATAAATATGAACAATTAACTTCTCTCGGGTTTAATAATGTATATGTATATCCGGGAGGATTATTTGAATGGTTAATGCTACAAGATATTTATGGAGATAAAGAATTTCCAACGACGAAGAAAGAATTAGATATATTAAAATTTAAAGCAAATAAAGTATTAAACGTTCAGTTACTTGAGTACTAGCGCTAAATTCGATAACTCATCTGCTTTTTTATTTTTATTTCTCAATACATGATTAAATGATATATATTCAAATTTTCTCTCTAATTCTTTGGCAAAATTAAAAAGTTCAATTAAATTTTTAGAATTACACTTATATAATCCTTTCATTTGGTTAATAACCAATAGACTATCCCCTTCTACATATAATCGAGTAATTCCAATAGAAATCGCTTTTTGGAGACCACATATTAATCCGAAATATTCAGCGTAATTATTTGTATAATTATTTCCTATAAATTTAGATTCGGACACTATTTCTTTTTCTTTATGATAAATTACATATCCTGCTCCAGATAATCCAGGATTTCCTTTACTACAACCATCAAAATTCATTTTGAAGTCAAATTCGGGATATACTTTCGCTTCCATTTATTATTGGATATAAATTGTATTCTTTATATTCAATTTTATTATATTTAAAAAACAACATAAAAAAATATCATAAAATATTATAAAGGATGTTTAGATTGTTTGTATTTTTAAGTTTTATACTTAATTTAATATATTCTGACACGGAATGTCCTGTTGTTAGTTCATTTGATGATAGACGTAACGATAAAACAAAAGTTCGTTTAATGCAATATAATGTTGAATGGCTCTTTGTTGATTACTATAGCGCTATGGATTGCCCTGGAAATGGTTGTACATGGAATAATCAATCGGAAGCGTTAATTCATATGGGTAATGTTGCGAAAGTTATAAACGATTTGAACCCCGATATTATTAACTTTTGCGAAGTTGAGGGGTGTGATGAACTCAACACGCTAAAGGATAAATTAGATGGAACTTATAAACCATATCTTAAAAAAGGTACTGACACTGGAACTGGACAAAATGTTGGTATGCTAACTCGCATTGATCCGTTAAAAAGTCTATATAGAACAGAAGTCAGATATAATTACCCAGTCCCTAATTCAAAATGTGGATATACCGGAACAAGTTCTTCTGGGGTTAGCAAACATTATATTACTGAATTTAATTTAAATGGCGTTGATATAGCATTTATATCGGCGCACTTAATAGCGATTCCTACAGATACATCCAGATGCGCCCAAAGAGAAGCGCAAGCGTCTGTATTACAAAGTGTTATATCTACATACATATTACAAGATTATGAAATTATTATGTTAGGCGATTTTAATGACTATGATGCGGAAATTTTGGATATGAATAGTAATAAACCAAAATCGATGGTTCTTGACATACTCAAGGGTTATCAAGGTGAATTTGCCGGAACATATGAATTATTTAATGTTGCTGAGGAAATTTTACAAAAGGAAAGATATAGCGATTGGTGGGATTCTGACAATAATTGTAATACATCATCTAATAAAGATTATTCTATGATAGACCATATTTTAGTTACAGATTACATTAGAAAAAATATTTTTAACGCATTTATTTATCATGGTTATAATGAATACTGCGGAAAATATGACTCTGACCATTATCCGGTAGTTGTAGATTTACTTTTCTAATCAAATCAATAAATCAAATGAATATAATTATATGTAGCAATTATAATTATATTTATAAAATATTTATTAGTGTCTATATCTTCGTTTTAAGTATTTTTTAGTTTTTTTATTTTTATTATATTTTCTAGTTTTTCTTTTAATTTGTTTCTTGGTTTTTTTACCACCAGAAATTCTTTGTTTTTTTGAAACTCTTTCTTCGTCTTCGTCATTTACAACATCCTTAATTAACGGATATGTATATTTTATGGGTTTAGGTGCGGTTTCTCTCTTCTTATTAACTGGTAACTCTAATCCATTCTTAATTGAATTATATAATTCGTCTATTTTTGTTTGATCTAAATAACGCGTATATATTTCATTAAACTTATCTTTTAGACCATATTTAACTAATTTTCTAACAAATGAACCTGAAAAAGAACTCCCAACAGGCATAGATTTGATATCGATTGTTGCTAGTTGTTCTGGTGATAAATTTTTATAGGTTCCCATATTTGATCTTCCAAGAATTTTTTTATCTATTGACACGACATTATCTTTTTTATAAAAATAAATATCAGCGATACTATCAACTATATCTCCTCTATCATCCCCTATAACAACAAATAAATTTATGTCTTGAACATTTTTAAGTGAATATATTAGTTGTCCTATTACAGTAAATGGTGTTGCTCGTGGAACATCAGGAACACATATACTTATAACGTTCATATTATTTAATTTTTGTATTTTTTCTTCTTTTTCAGCGCCACTAATGTTAGTGTCATTTTGAACTTCACTTATCATTTCTCTAATCAGAGAATATGTCATTGAATCTATTGTAGTTTTATCTGCTCCTAAAATATTGATTTTTTCAGAACAAGGTATTGGATTTTCATTGTTGTCATTTGTTTTAGAGAGAATAACATAAACGTGGTCTATATTTTTATTTAAAGCTTCTTTAATTAATTCACTAATAACATATAAATGTCCAGGCGTTGGTGGATTCATTCGCGCTACAGTAAAAAAAATTGTATTGTCGTTTCTGTAATTTATGTTCATATATATTATAAAATATAATTACTTATTATTTATAAAATTCTTTGTTTGGTCTAACCAAATTTCTAAAACCTTATTGTCTTGATATATATCACAATTTCCATTTAAAACCAATTGTTTATTACAAACGCAATTAATTGAGAGCGGATCTAACATTTTTTCATGATACTCTGAGCATAAATTTAAATAATCTAATGGGATTTTATCTTCTCCTTCTCTAGACCTTTTACTTATTCTTTCATAACAAATATCAGGATTAGTTTTAACATATATAATTTTGTCAACAGGATAATCTTGTGAAAATGTTTCAAACCAATTTAAATATATTTGGTAATTAACGTGTTCAATCTTGCCCAAATCATATAACATTTTTGCAAATACCATTTTATCAGTATATAAACTTCTCTCTGTAATTATAATTATTTTTTTTTTATATTTTGTTTGCGAATATTTTTTATTTAATGAAGTTATGGTATCTTTTATTAGTTTTAATCTTGAAATATATGCCATCATTTGGAAGGAAAATGAATATTTTTCTTGATCAGCGTAGAATTTTTCTAGAATTGTAACCCCATTTTCATCTTTTATTTGTGCCCACTCTTCAACAGGTTCTTTTAGAAATATTATATTATCATCATTATTGAAATACTTTTTTAAATTGCTTAACAATGTAGACTTGCCAGAACCGATATTGCCTTCAATTGAAACTATTTCGAACGTTAGTGACATTTTTATTATGTAATATATTTATATATTTATTATTAATTTCAATTTTATTTTATTTTATATTTTTAATATTTAATTAAAATTTGAGTTAATTATCTTGTTTTTTTTTAATAATATAACTTATGAATATTATTTCAGTTTTTGCTGGAAGGAGAACTAATATCGATATTTTAAGAAAATATCTTGAAAAAGCGTTACAATTAAAAATAATAAATGAAGTTCATTTTTGGAATAATACGAGAAATGTAGATGATGAAAAATATTTAAAAACAATAAGTAATTTAAAAAGAACATCGTCTTTTGGTAGTGGTAATTATATTTTAATTAGTCCACTAATTTTAAATAATTCTTTTGAATTAACAGTAAAAGCAACTAATGACATACATATTAAGATAACGAATATAAGTGTAGATTATGAAATTGTGTTGGGTGGTTGGAATAATACAAAATCTGTTATTAGAGAGAATAATAATGATATTTTAAGTTTATTACAAAATAGAATAGCTGACGGGAATAATTACAATAAGTTTCTAATAAAAATAAACGACGATACACTGAATGTAATTAAAAACGAAAAATTAATAATGTCTCAAAAAATTACAAATAATTTTAACATAAAAAAAATATACTTTAAAACGGGTCATAATTCAGTTGGAGATTTAATATATGAACCTGTAAAAAATAAAGGATTTTATTTTATGGATACTTGCGAAAAAAGTTGGAAAAATTACTATAATCATTATAATGATAAACAGTTTGAAAATGACATTATAATAAAATGCGACGACGATATAGTTTTTATGGATTTGTATAAATTACCAAAATTTATAGAGTTTGTTAAAAATAATGAATATGACCTGGTTTTTGCGAATACAATTAATAATGGAGTTTCTGCTTATTTTCAACAAAATAAATATAACTTAATACCAAAAGATTTAATGGATTTAGAACAACCTTATGAAGGTCTATTTGGTAGTTTATGGGAAAGTGGTAGAAAGGGTGAAATTTTACACGATTATTTTATTGAAAACCATAAAAAGTTTTTAGATTATGAATATAATAATGAAATTATACCAATATCAAGTAGATTTAGTATTAATTTTTTTGGATATAAAGGGAGAAAATGGTATAAGATAGCAGATTCATTTGAAGATGATGAATATAATTTAACGGTTGATTACGTAAGACATAAACATTTTAAAAATATATTATATTCTGATTTTTATGTTTCGCATTTATCTTTTTTTAAGCAGATTTCAACAGGAATTGATTTAGAGTATTTGACAGATAAATATAATCAATTATATAATACAATAGAAGAAAATGGACGATTTTATAAAAAAAATTAAAATAAAAAATTGAAATAAAAAATAGATTTAAAGGAAAGAGCATAATTAGTTAATTACACCAATAATAATGGATTTAAATCAAAGAAAGTTGAACAAGTCTGAATGGAGTTCTATTGAAATTCCTGTTGTGAAACAAGAAATTGATGTATTGAATATGATAATTAAAGGTTATGATGATGTGAATATCAGAATTAATAACAATAATTCTATATTTACATTTTTAAAAATAGAATATAATGAGAAAATAGAGGATTACATATTTAATAAATATTTGAGAAATGTAGTTGATAAAGTTGAGGTATATTTAAAGCAATATTTTAACACATATAAACCAATGAAAATAGAAAGTTTAGTAAAATTGAATTCAATTGATAGGTTAAGATTAGACAGATTTGACGAGTTATCTCTTATGAAAAATGAGATTTATGAATTTGTTGTATTAAATCAAATTGAGAAAATTACAGAAAATTTCAACAAATCAGAGAAATTATTCCATTTTCATTATTTTACGCTATACAAATTAATTAGAAATAATGTTATAAGATTAAATCGTCATTTAATTGAATTAACAAATAGAATATTAGTTTTATTTGAAGATTCTATCAAAAAAGATATAATTATTGAAAATGCGTATGATTTCATTGAGAGAAATGTAAATTTATTAAAATACTCTGATTTGATGTTATATGAGCATCAGAAAGAAATCTTTACTGTTTGTAAAAACTCTAACTCTAAACTCGTGTTATATATGGCGCCAACTGGAACAGGAAAAACTTTAACGCCAATAGCGTTATCTGAAAAACATAAAATAATATTTGTATGCGCTGCTCGACATGTTGGATTAGCGTTAGCCAGATCCGCTATTTCTGTAAATAAAAAAGTTGCTTTTGCGTTCGGGTGTGCAAGCGCGGATGATATTAGATTACACTATTTCGCTGCGAAAGAATTTACAACAAATAGACGTACCGGTGGAATAGGAAAAGTAGATAACAGTGTTGGTGATAAGGTTGAAATAATGATATGTGATATTAAATCTTATTTACCAGCAATGTATTATATGCTAGCGTTCTTTTCGGCAGAGGATATTATTATGTATTGGGATGAACCAACCATTACATTAGATTATGATGAACATGAATTTCATAAGACAATCAGAAAAAATTGGAAAAAAAATATTATTCCTAATGTAGTATTATCTTCAGCAACTTTACCTAAATTAAAAGAACTAACGGAGACTATTAGTGATTTTCAAAATAAGTTTCCAAATTCTGATATTTATAATATAGTTAGTCATGATTGTAAAAAATCAATACCAATTATAAACAAAGACGGATTTGTTATATTGCCCCATTATTTAGATGAAAACTATAACAATATATTAAAAATAGCGGAACATTGTACGGACTATCTGACCCTTTTACGTTATTTTGATTTAAAAGAGGTTGTTGAATTTATAACTTATGTTAACACTAATAATTTAGTTAAGTCAAAAATAAGTGTAGACAGATATTTTGATAATTTAGATGATTTTAACATGAAAAATATAAAAATGTATTATATAGAAATATTAAAAAATATATTACCTGGTAAATGGGAAACAATTTATGAATGTTTTAAAAATATAAGAAATCCGAGAATTATAGAGAATAATACAATTGACCCAAAAGGCGTTAGAATTACAAGATTTAATAGTCATAATCCTAGCAACTTTACTAATATGAATGGGAAACCATTGACTAGACTATCAAGCGAACAAAATTATAAAAAAGATAATTCGTTTTTAAAGGTAGGAACATCTGGAGTATACGTTACGACAAAAGACGCTTATACTCTTACGGACGGTCCTACAATATTTATATCAAACGATGTAGAAAAAATTGCGAAATTTTGTATTCAACAAGCAAATATTCCTGCAATAGTAATGGATGAAATTATGAAAAAAATAGAATATAATAATATTATAAACGAGAGAATTAATTTATTAGAATCAGAGGTTGATGAAATTAAAGAAGGGATTGATAAAAAAGTAAAAAATGATATTCCATATAGTAGAAATAAATCTAATAAAGACCCTAAAAAAGTAAGTAAAGATATTCCTCCTGAATTTGAAAATAAGGGTTCTTTGTTTAAATTAAATGAAGAGATAAATACATTAAAAGGTATGATTAAACCCGCATGTTTAAATGATGGGTTTATTCCCAATCGTAAAATTCACTTAGATAAATGGGCAGAAGGATTAGACGTTAAAAATGCTTTTACCAGTAATGTTGATGAACAATTAGTTAATGATATAATGGCGTTAAATGGAATTGCTGATAGTTGGAAAATTTTATTGATGATGGGAATAGGAGTTTTTATTAATCACGATAATATTGCTTATACCGAAATTATGAAAAAATTAGCGGATGAACAAAAATTATATTTAATCATATCTTCTAGTGATTATATTTATGGAACAAATTATCAGTTTTGCCATGGATTTCTAAGTAAAGATTTAAATTTAACACAGGAAAAAATTATTCAAGCAATGGGACGCATTGGTAGAAATAATATTCAACAAACATATACAGTTCGTTTTAGAGATGATGAACAAATATTCAAACTATTTACATCTGAAACAGAAAAACCTGAAATAATTAATATGAATATATTATTTAATAGTAACAATGTTAAATATGAAAATGGTGAATATATTGAAATGAGTGAAAATGAAAGTGATAATGATGATAATAATGAACAAGAATTATAATAAAAAGATTTTGTTAATATGATTTATATCGAATAAAAAAATATTAAAATTTATAAAACATTAAAATTATAAAAATATAAAAATTTATACTTTATATTTTTTATTTTACACCATTGAATATTTATTGTTAATATGGAAAACGTAAATAGTCATCACTCATAATAAATGTTCCTCTAATTACAGGACGAATATAAAATGATATATAATTAAATTTATCTCCGTATTTTTCTTCTAATGTCATTTCACATGGTTCTAATTTTGGACTCATTTCATTTCCTGCTTCTACAACTTCAATATCATAATAGTTATTAATATATTCTCTTGTTTTAATTTTTAATTCAGTTATTAAATTACTTATTGTTTTACATGATTCAATTTCTATTGAATGTACATGACTTCTATAAACTACTTTATAATTAAACTTCATAACTCTAAAAGTTGATGTCATTTTTATCTTTCTTATATTTATTATTTAATAAATTATTTTTATTTCAATTTTTTATATAATAAAATTTTTTATAATATTTGCTTTTATTTATAGAATATTTTATATGAACTAAATCATCCAATTTATTTTTAAGAAAACATCGGTATATTTGTTTATAATGAACATCCATAATATATAATCCTTTGAATAATCCTAAAAACATAGAAAGTGTATCCTCTTTATTTTCTTTCATTGATGTAGTCCAATTCCCATAACCAAATAAATCAAATATTATTGATGGGTGTAATTCTCCATTATGTTCAAAATAATTATACAATGCTTTTGATGATGTCATTTAGGTTTAGATTTATAATTATATAATATTATTATTTTTAACTCAATTTTATTATTAAATTGGCGTTTTAAATTGGCGTTTTAAATGTCCAAAGGTGTAATACTAAAAATCAATAATGTAATATAACTTAAACATTTTCAATTAATTGTATGTTATATTTTGTGTTAATTTTTTCTTTAAATATTTGTAATTGTTCTTGTAAATCATATTCTTCTGGTAAAACCATTTTTAAGTTCAAACGATTTCCATCAACACGTTTTTCAAATACTAAATGAGGTTTCTCTCTAAAAATTAATAATGAAATATATTTTGGCAATTGAATTCCTTCTTTTTTAGGATAAATATTATTCTCTAGATCATCTACAACTTTATTAGCTTGTTTTAACTTATCTTGAATAGAAACTTTTTCGGATTTAGTTGTGCACCAAGGTTTATCTAGTTTAGGATGTTCAACTCTAAAAAATTCTCTTTCCTTTTTATTGTTATTATTATAAATTTCACGATTATAGTAAACATATTTTTTAAACATATCATAAGATATTCCATCTGGTAATTCTTTTTTACTAGTTCTTTCCTTTAGTGTTCCTGGCAAAATACCCTTTGTATTATTTAATTGTTCCTCTTGCGTTGCAATTCTTAAATTTTCTATTGTATTATTTAATGGATTTCTATCAATATGGTCTATGCTAATATTTTTAGTTCCTCTGCCATTTCCATAACAATTCATTATAATTTGATGAATATAATAAATTTTTCCATCAAAAGAATTATGTGTTTGTATATATCCATTCGCACATTTATACCAAGTTAATTTTTTGTTAATTGTTTTTTCGTATTCTAATATTTTTTTATAACTTTCAGGACACAATTTACATAATGTATCTTTTTCACAATACATTAATAAATACTCTTGATTATCGTCTTTAATTGTCCATAAACAATTTTTAATTTTATAAGCTTGTTGACCTAATGTAGCATAATGCCCAGGAATATAATCAATAATATTATATTTATTTACTATTTCTTGATATATTTTTGGATAACAAATAACATTATCTCTTCTTAAATCATACCTATTATTATTTTTAAATATATATATATATTCTTCAGAATTAAAATGAAATAAATATTCTAATATATTTATCTCTTTATTATTTTCCTTATAATATGGATATGTATGATTTGTATCAAGTTTAAATGTTTTAGTAAAATTGTCTCTAATTTCAATAAAATCATCATTATCAATGATAAATTCATATTTTCCATAATGAAGAAAACAATAATCGCAATTAACACAATAAGAAGGTTTATTTCTTAGCCGTTCCACAAATTTTTGTGAGGTTGTGAGTTGGTTCATATTATAATTATATAATATGAAATGTCTTTAAGTTGTTTTATAGAATAATATATATTTTTATATATTTCCTTAGTTACTGTACGCGAGACCACCCATACCACTCATAATTCTTAAAACATTATAGTTGGTAGCGTAAACACGAACCTTAGCAGTCTTAGTTCCTTCAACAGTAGCGTTAGACAAGACCAATTGAAGAGTGGCGTTATCAATTCTGGAGAAGTTGCACGTACCACTTGGTTGGTGTTCCTCAGGACGAAGAGCAAATGAGTAAACATTGATACCTTCATCAGGTGCTCTAGTGTGAGCTTGGTAAGGTTGGACCCAAGAGAAGTAAGAACCTTCACGCTCAGAGAAGCGGTCTTGTCCGTTCAATTGGAGTTTAGCAGTGACAACAGGGTTTTGACCCCAGCAGTGCATGTCCAAAGAGGTCTCAGTGAGGACAAAGGTACCAGCGTCAGAGACACCAGAGTTCTCAAGGTGTCCAGAACTAGTTCCGCTTGACAAGAGAGCCGCAATCTCAGCAGGAGTTCCAACAGGAACAGGGGTAGGAACACCACCAAGGTTAGCTTCATTATAAGGGTTGGCAGGTCCATGCCAGTATCCAGTGAAACCAGCACCAGGCGCATAATCAAGAGCACCAGCGTCTTGGAAAAGACCATGAGCATCAATAAAAGCGCGGGAATCAGCAGCGATAGAGGCAGGACCTCCGAAAGCGTGAACAGCGTTAGGAAGAGCATCGATGGCATCAGTGTAGTTGAAAGGTTGAGCACCTAGAACCTTGAACAAGAGAGCATCACAAGTTAAGGAAGAGCAGTAGTCAACGTTTTGATCAGGTTGAACAACCCAAATGAGTTCCTTAACAGGGTGGTTGAAGTTAAGTTTAATCTTGTTGCTGGAAGAACCAACAGACTCGTCACCAGTGAATTGGAGTTGAGTAATCAAGTATTCATGAGGGTTTTGGGCCATTCTTCTGCGTTCATCAGTGTCAAGGAAGACATAATCAACATAGAGAGAAGCTGCGACCAAAGATTGGTTGTAAGCAATGGTAGCAGGAACAGGACGACCAACAGAGTATTGGTTTGCTTGACCTCCATAAGGATTGGAGTTACAGTTCAAGGTAGTAACTGCCCACAAGCATTCATCAATAGGTCTGATATCAAGGTTAATCTTGACCTCGTGATATTGAAGAGCAATCAAAGGAAGAGCAAGTCCAGGGTTGGTACAGAACCAGAATTGAAGAGGAACGTACAAAGTGGTCTCAGGAAGAGCATTGCGAGGAGCGCAAACTTGACGAGGTGCCAAACTATCACAAGGGGATTCAACATCCGAGAAAGAAGGATCAGTGATGAAGGTAAGTTGAGTGGTGTTACCAATCATCTTGAAGTATCCACGTTGTTGTTCAGAAGTCATGGTAAGTTGGTTCCAAATGTGCATCCAATCACCATATTGACGATCAATTCTTTGACCACCAATTTCAACTTCAACTTGAGCAATCAATTGCTCACCAGGGAAATCTAACCAACGGGCATAAACACCGGTATTTTGACCAGTGCTGTAGTTTCCAAGACCCATAAGTTGGTTGATCTCAGGAAGAGTGACTTGTAAGTAAGTTCTATAAGCCAAATCTCCATTTCTGCTGATAACACATTGGACTCTGCGTCCGAAATCAGCTTGACCATTGAATGTTTGTTCGATCGATTCAATAGCGAAGTTAGTGTATCTACGATAAGTTACTTTCCAAAAAGTAATTTGAGGATTTCCTGTACAATTCCTCTACCTCAACTTTCGCTGAGGATTAGACTATATCTTAAAAAGAATTATATTTTTTCATTGCTAATTCTAAATTTAAAATAAATTCTTCCGAAAACCATTTAGTCGTTGAACCTTCTTCTTTAAACTTTTCTAATTTTTTTAAAATACTATTTACCTGTATTAAGTCAATTTGTTGTTTTTTAGTTGAATTGTATTTTACCGTTACTGGAATTAAATTTGACCAATTCCAACATTGCAATTTTTCTGTTTCATTAGTTAGGTCAAACTTAGATACAGGTATAATATGATCTATCGACCAATATAACCCATAATTATCCCAATTCATTTCATCAGTAAAATTAAATTCAAACCATTCCCTCAAATATTGTATATTACAACCAATATAATTCATTGTTGTGTCTGTTTTTGTTAAAACATTTCTTAAACGAGCAGCGATTGACTTTTTAATGCGATAATTTGGATTTTTTAAACTTTCTTTTTTACACCATTCAGTCTTTTGTTGTGTTAAAAATCCAGGATAACATGTTAGACATATGCGTCTTTTATAAAATTTTTTTAGTTTAGCAAATTCAAATAATTTTTTTGTCTGATTACATAACTCGCAAACTATAAGAGTTTCTAACCGTTTTACCCTAGCATTTTTTTTTAATACTTTATCTCGTTCATTTGCACATTTTTTACATGTGTTATGATTACAGTTTCTGTAATTAGTAACAGGTTGTTCTATATGACATTTTTTACAAATTTTATTATCCATATGAGTAATATAGTATTTTTTTTATATTGTTTTAAGTTAAAGAAGTTTGGATGCTCATTGCCCATTTCAATTAAATATAATATCTAATATCATCTTATTCATTGTTACTATACCCAAGTTTTTTCTCTTGGCCACAACTTTCTCACAAAAATTGCTTAGTAGAATAAGTTTTAGGGGTTTCAAGCAGTTTGATTTTCTCACTAGGGTTTTTCAAATTAAACATTGTCTAATTTCCCTAATTAATGTCAGTGGTTCTAAAGAATCCACAAAGGGGGTTATTGAATATCTTATTTTTTCGATATTCCCCGACATTTTTCTACCCTACAGGTTTTTAAGGTAAACATCTTGAGCTCCATAAGCGACTAGTTGCATTAATCCGCCTCCCATTTTATACTATTGCTAAAGAAAAAAAAATTTTTAAAATTAAATTAATTAATTTAAATTAATTTAATTATTTCACTTTAAGAATCATAATATTAAAAAATTACTTGTTTATTAATTTATTCAAATCTAAATTGGTGTTCATAAATTTCAATAAATAGGAATCTTCTAGTATTTCTTTTTTTCCCTCGTGATTTTTAGAAAAAACATAAGAGTCTCCACGTTTTTTTACACTCCTTCCTTGCTCAATAGAATTATAAAGTAAAAGCATTTTTTGAAATTTAATAATATCTACTTTATAGTTTTCACTTTCTAAATCTTTTAAAGTATCTAAATTAATTTTTATATCCATTAAATTACAGTTAGAAAACTAATGTCATGTTTTAACTTAACTATTTAATATAATTTTTTGTGATTGTTTCCTGTAATATTTTGTATAATGTTTTTCTTCATTATCTAATTTATTTAAATTTGTTTTTATTATTTCACCATTTATGTTAGAATAATAAATATTTTGTATTTTATATCCTTTTTTTATCGGTTGTAATTTCATCGTTTCGATACATTTGGCACACGGTTTACTAGATTGAATTTTATTTTTTCCTGATATTCTAATAACTAATAAATTAATCGCTTCTAAACGTTTTTTATTTTTTAAAGAAGGTAATTTATTTATAGCGTCCTGTTCTGCATGAATCCCCGGAATATTTCTCTCTACATCTCCTTCTTTATTGAATCCAAAACAAATTATTCTAACTTTCTTAAGATGTCCCTCATCTTTATAAAATAATGATGCGTGATTAAAATCACCACAAATACAATTATGTATATTTTCTACACCTTTCTCATAATTATTTATATCTACATTAATAGGTAAACAAAATCTTTTAATAAACATTTTATCTAGTAAAGTATTCATTTAAGCAATATCTTTTAATAATTCTTTGTGATTTGTTATTTTAATGTTTTTAAATTCAATTTTTTATTAATTAATAAAATATATTTTAAAAATATTATTAATTAAATAAATTTTTTTAATATTTAAAAGGAAATACTATGCCTAGCTTTAAACCAAAATCTAGCAAAAAAATAAAATACAATAAAAAATCTTCCGTAACTCTTGATACCAAACATAATGAAATATTAAACGAAATTGATAAGGATGAGAATGATATTATACCTGAACTTAAATTAGAACGTCAGGAACTCAAACAAACTCTCAAAAAAGAATTTGATAATTTAACTGTTGAACAGAGATTAGATTATGAAGATAAAATTAATGAATTGACAATTAAAATTAGAGAGATCAAATCTAAAAAAAAAGACTATTATCTTGATAATTCTAAATTTATTTTTGAGTATTTTGAAAATAAAAAGAACATATCTTCTGGCGCTAAAATTCAAAATGTTTCAAATAAAAATAAAATAGTAAATTCTTTTTTTAAAATTAAAGATGAATTTGAAGATGATAATAATATATTATTACAACAAAACAACAACAATATTGTTCAAAAATATCTTAGCAATATTGATGACGGATTTTTAGATGTTAATTCTTTTGTATATCAAACTGATATATGTAAAATTTGTCATAAAGGAGAACTTATACCTCTTGAAGATGAAGGCATATTAGTTTGTAATAATTGTTCAAGAAGCATACCTTATCTTATTGAAAATGAAAAACCATCTTATAAAGAACCACCTAAAGAAGTATGTTTTTACGCTTATAAACGAATTAATCATTTTAAAGAAATATTGGCGCAGTTTCAAGGAAAAGAAACAACACAGATTCCACCGGATGTCATCGAAAATATTAAAATACAAATTAAAAAAGAGAGAATACATATTAATCAAATTACAAATCAAAAAACAAAAGAAATTTTAAAAAAACTTGGATACAATAAATATTACGAACATATTCCTTTTATTAAAGATAAATTGGGAATTAAACCACCCATTATGTCGCCTGAACTTGAAGAAACTCTATGTAATTTATTTATTGAACTTCAAGCGCCATATTCTAAGTTTTGCCCTGACGATAGAGTTAATTTTTTAAATTATTATTACACAGCGTATAAACTTTGTGAATTACTTGGAGAAGAACAATATTTACAAGATTTTCCTATGCTCAAAGATAGAGAGAAAAGAATCGAACAAGATGTTATATGGAGAAAAATTTGTGAAGAATTAGATTGGGAATTTATACCAACTATCTAATTTGGTCTATATGGAAATAACTCTAATTCTCTAGTATTATAAATTGAATAATTAGGATCATTACAATTTGCACCTACACCTGTGCCATATAATGAACCACCTTTTTGTTTTCTCGTTCTTTTATTTTTACGATTTCTATGAGTTTTACGGATTTTACGACTCTTAAATTTTTTGTATTTACGAACTTTTACCATGTATAAAATATGTGTATATTTAAATAATTGTTTCTAAAATATTTCCTTTATTGTCAAAAATCCATATTTCATATTTATATCCTAAATTTTTTGCGCTTTCCTGTTTTTCTAATACAAAATTTTTTTCCTTATGCGTCCAAATTGATTTTACTTCAATACATCTATTTTGAGATTTAATGTAGAAATCTACAAAGTGTCTTCTTTTTTTACCATTTTTGTCATGAAACCATATTTCAGGCACATCTTTTCGATTGTTAATTATATCCTCTTCACAAACCTTTTCAATAAGTAATAAATGGTCTAACATAAAATTTTCATAACCTTGATAATTTACTATTTTACCTGAGGGCATTTCATAGGATTTTATTTTATAAGCATTTGTAAACATTTTTTCTGATACAATAGGATTTTGCGAGTGATGATGAACTCCATATTTTTCTAAATTTGTTTTTATTATTTTATTTTTAAAATCTTCTGACTGTGAATAATGTTTATAACCGTAATTTTTTAAATTTGTATTACATGTTTTATTTCTAACTTCTATATTTTGTTGAGGATTTTCTGCTCCATACCTTTCTAAATTTGTTTGCTTTATTTTTTCTCTAATTTCAGGACTTTGTAAAACATGTTCAACATTATATTTTTCTAAACTTTTGCGTTTTTTTTCTTCTTTAATGGTTTCTAATTTTGATACATGTTCTACTCCATATCTTTCAAAAGTAGTTATTTTAATTTTCTCTCTAATTTCAGGAGATTTAAGTACTGAATCAACTCCAAAATTTTTTTGGTTAGTTTCTCTAATTTTTCTTTTTCCAATTTCTTTTCTACATTCTGAGCAGAACGCATCTAACTTTACGAGTTCGCGAAATGTATTTTTAAATATATTTTTACATTGTTTATTTTTACATAAACAAGATAATATAGAATCTCTATTTATAAATTTATTGGAATAATCATCTAATAAAATAATATTATTAGTATTACAATAATTTAATAATCTATTTAGATCCCATTTTACAATAGCGGTTTTTATTTTATTGCTAGTAATAGATTTAATACAATCAGTACAATATGCGCCAGTCTTTACCATCTGCCTAAAAGTTTTTTTAAATATATTTTTACATTGGTTAATACATATACCTTCTATATAATCTTCTCTACATATTTTAGTTTCATAATCTTCCAATAATATTATATTATTGGTTTTACAGTAATCTTTAAGCGTCTCATTGTTATACAACATATTTAAAAATTAAATAATTTTAATGATTAATTTTTAAATCAATTTTATTTTTAATTACCATTTACATACCTGAAGGCCAGCCCACAATTTTAGCACCTATACCAAAACCAGCTCCAGATCTAGCAGATACACCCATAGATGGTACATAAGTATCTAGAATACTGAAAGTGGCGGCGGCAGTTAGAGCAATCAATACAATTTCCTCAATATTTAGAGAACGTTTAGGAATAGCGTAGGCAGCGATGGCAACCATTAGACCTTCAACGAGATATTTAATGATTCTCTTAATAAGTTCAGCGACGTTTATAATTCCGTTCATTATAATAAATAAAAAGAAAAAAATATAATAATTGCGATAAAAAACTTAAAAATAAATAATCAAATTATCTAAAATGGATCGTTCAAAAGATAAGAAACTTGCTAAAAAAAATAGTTTTGAAAGAAAGAATATTAACGGTAAAAAAAATCCTAAATATGTTGACGCTCTTGAAGAAGATAAACCTATTTCTGGACAAAAATTCGTTTGTGTATCATTTTGTTCTCCGGATAAAATTTTAAAACAAAAAGAGATGTTCTTTTTTGAACAATTTTTGAAAAAATGGGAATTTAATAAGTCTATGGAAAAATTTGTTCAATTTTTAAATTTTGTATCATATAAATACAATGTGTCCTTTCAAGATTTGTCTGATGACTTCAAAGATTTTGTTAATGAAGAGAGAGAAACGTTATCTAAAAGTTCTTTAGAAGATGATTATAAAACATTTCTTGACAATAACGAAGATGAACTACAAAAACAATTTGATATCGCAAATAACTTTCAGACAAGTGTTAGAGGATTAAAAATTCGTGGTTCTTATCCAACTCAAGAAGAAGCGGAATTAAGATGTAAAATGTTGAGAGAAATCGACCCTAATCATGATGTATATGTAGGTCCCGTTGGCATGTGGATGCCTTGGGAACCAGAAGCCTATAAGACTGGAAGAGTTGAATATATGGAAGAAGAACTTAATCAATTAATGCACGAAAAACAAAAGAATGAATCACGCGCTAAGATTGAATTTGAACAGCGTGTTAAAGAAACCAAACAAAAAGCGATTGAAGAAAATATTAAGAACGCTGAAAAATCCGGTAATACTTTAACGCAAACAATTGATGAACAAGGAAATTTAATTGGTGTTAATAACACCAATACTCAAGAATTAACTCTAAAGGAACAAGAAAACATTTCTACTGCTGATATTTGTATGGAATTATTTGAAGGTGATAATATTATTACTGGAAAAACTGATTATGGTCAGAGTCAATTAAAATCTGGACCATTTGCCAGTAAAAAAGACGATTAAATTTATTTTATAAATAATATTATTATTATTATTATTATTATTATTATTTATTTTTTAAAGGGTTTAAATATAAATTCAAAAATATTATATGCGTTTATGCTATATAATTTCTACTTGTGATAAATACATTAATACACGCGTTAGTTATCAGATGAATACAATTTTTAAAAATATTAATAAAGAAGATATTTATTATTTAACATCTAAACCTAACATTAGAGAAAGACAATTCGGTTGGAATTGTATGGATGATTCACAAAATATTACGTGGAAATACATACATTTTATATATAATATGAAAAATATATTAAATTATGATTGGTATATTTTTATAGACGATGATACATATCTATTTATAAATAGATTGGAAAAAATGCTTCAAAATTATAATAAAAATGACAATTGTTATATTGGTTGTGAATTAGACCACATTCAAAAAGAATTTTGTCTATATATGTCAGGTGGCGCAGGTTACGCTATATCTAACGGATTATATAAGTTGATATTTGAATATGTAAATAATATAGGCATTAATAACGCGTATTATCCTTTAATAAATTTAAAAGAACAATTTTGTGACGATTTATGTATAGGATTATGGATTAATGAACTTAAAAAAACACATATTATTGAACAAATCAACAATAATAAATTTAATGTCGGATTACATACTGATGAAAATCAATTATGTGAAGCAATAACTTTTCATAAGGTTACTACTGAAGAATTATTTAACTTATATTATAAATTAGATCAGATTAAAGATAACGAGAAAAAACATAATTGTGTTAAAACTGCGTTTGTTCTTGTTACAGATTCTATCTATTTTAATAAAGTAAAAAGAACTATTATTGACTTAAGAAGTGTTGGAAATTGGAAAGGTGAAATTGTTTTAATAACTATTGATTTTAAATTAAATAATAACTTTAAAGATTTTTATGGCATAAAAGAAGTAAGTTTTCCTTTAATAAATAAGTCTAATTTGTTAAATAAGATTGGATTGAATGGATTTTCTAATTCAGATAAGAGAGAAATTATTAAACTTAATCAATGGGAAAAGTTACATGTATTCGATGATTATTTTATGAATTGGGAACGCATAATATTTTTAGATGCGGGTTTAAGGATATTGGACGACGTAAAATATTTGTTAGAATTGGATTATAAGAATAAAATATTGGCTCCCAAAGATGGAAAATTTAGTAACTATAATAATTTTAATTGTCAATTAAGTTATGATAATTTAGAATTGATTGAACAAGTTAAAAATGATTTTGGAGAGAATATTTTAAATGAGCAATATTTTTTAAACTGTATTTGGATTTATGATACAAGTATATTGAAGTTATGTGATAAAAAACAAATGATAGAAGCGATGAATAAATACACTCTATGTAGAACTAATGAAATGGGAATTATGAATTTATTATTACGATTTAAATATAATTTATGGGAACCTTTTCCGTTTAAATTAGAATCCGGTAAAATATTATTTGATTGGTGCGAATTGAATAATCCAGGAACTAATTGGAAAGATTATTGCTCAATTAAATATCCTTTAAGCATTTCATTTGACGATTGTTAGTTATGTTTTTGTTTAATAATAAGCAATATGAGGTATTTTATATTTTAATTCATTATTGTAATAATGGTTAAATAAAATTATGCCTTCAGAATTAACTGTTGAAATATTATCATTATAAATTTTTTTTTCGTTTAAGTAAATTATATTTTCTTGATTCTCATTTAAAATAATTTCAAAAATTTTATTTAAATCTACATAATGAGATGATACATTACTATCTAAATTAACCAATTTACATATTAAATCTATAATTATTTTATTTTCTTTAGATGAACCAATTATTCCTAAAAATAAATTTTTTGTATCTAAAATGGATTTTACGAAATATAACGTGTTATTTTTAAGATTTATATGTGATATGTTAATATCAGGTATAACATTTAAATCAACATAAAAACCACCATTAACATATAAAAGATATAAAATAAAACATAATTTTTTTATAAAACTATTTTTTATAAAATTAATTTGACTAAATATATATATATTGGTATTATCATTTTTTAATATATCTTCATATGTTATATCATTTTCATAATAAAAATTATATTCTTTAAATAATTCCATAAAAAACTCTTCAACATGTGAAGGATATTTGTAAATGCTTACATTAAATAAATTTACTTTTTTTACTGTTATATTTTCATTATTTCCATTATTTCCATTATTTTCATTATTTTCATTATTTCCATTATTTCCATTATTTCCATTATTTCCATTATTTTCATTATTTTCATTATTTTCATTATTTTCATTATTTTTATCTATAACAAAAAGAATATCATCATATCTATTTTTTATATGTCTCAAATCATAAATATGTATATATTTTTTTAAATGTGTTGGAGTTAATTTTTTAAAAGTTTCAATCCAATTTATATCTTGAACGTCTTCTATTATTAATATCCCATTATCTGTAATTAAGTTTGAATATAAATTTAAAAACATACATTGTGAATCAAATGTATGAGGTCCATCATCGATAATTATATCAAACAGAATATTATCGTCTTGCAATTTTTTTACAAAGTTTTTATCATATGCATCTGTATTTAAATACAATTTTATATTTCGAGTAGAGCAATTATCAAAAATTCTGTCATAAATATTATCTTTAGATATAATATCAACACCATAAATACACGCTTTTTTAAAATAAAAATTCCATAATATGAGACTGCCACCGTTTTTGTGAGAAAAATTACCAATTCCAATTTCTAATATATTTTTTACAGTTTTACGAATATTTTTAAATAATTCTTCATATACAATAAAATATGAATGTATTGTATTTTTGTCTGTATAATATAAATTAACGTCTAATAAATCTTCCATTGAGAATAAATTAGTATCAACAAATATATCCGATTTAAAATTTTGATTGCCAGTACATAAAATTAATTTACTTCCATAAAATATGTTTTTAGATTGTAAATAAAAATTATAATTCCAATCTGTCGCATATAAAAAACCATTTTTGTAAAAATATTCCAATAAATTATTACAACCTTTTTTTGTAACAATATACGCTAGAGAAGCAGGGTTTACGAGTTGGTGTGTTGTGTTGTGAAATTTTTTATAAACACTAATGTAATCGTTTATATCGTATTCAATTATATTTTCATCAGGCACATTAGACATTAAATCATAACCTTCAAATTTATCGTTCTCACTTACTTTATGTAATCCTAAATTAATAATTTCAGCGTTATCAGGAATATTCTCTATAATTTTATCTATATAAGAGACAAAATCATCTTTTAAAATCACATCATCTTGAAATATTATTATATAATTATAATTTTTATATTTCATTTTATGTAAAATATTGAAATGACTTAATTGATTACCCATTAGTTTTTTTACCAAAAAATAAGGTGTTATTAAATGAGTATTAAACTCAGCAGATTTAAACATTTTTTTTTCTTCGTCAGTAAAAGAATAAGTCAACCCATTTATTGCCGAAAAACGTTCAATTTTATTAATAGGTATATTTTGATTTTTACATTGATTTAAAAAATGATCATTTCTTTCAGGTTTATCTTCTAAATTTATATAAAATATTTTATCTAATTTTTCCATATAATATATATACATATTATACACATATTATTGAACGTAAATAATAATCATTTTGATGTATAATTAAATATTATTATAATAAATTTAATTGAACAATTACCACTTAGCAGTCTTTTTTTCTCTTATTTTAGCGACATTTTAGGAAGACCTTTTCATTAAAATCTAACCTTTACTTGTTAAAATTATCTTTGTTTTGCAATTGTAATTTTAATTCGTTACACTCTTCATCTATAATTTTTTGAATTATTTTTTCCAATTTTATATAATAGTCATGAATTTTGTCAGTTTTTTTGTTTGAGTCTTTAAACAGAATTTTTTAAATGTATTAATACTCATCATAAAAATTTCTTTATTATGACCACCTCTATTGTCTTTTTTTGCTCCACCAACTTGTGGAGAAATATTTTGCTCTCCCGATAAAGAAAGCAAAAGTATGTAATCTTGCTTACCCAATTGAGAAAGCAAAATTTTTACCATTTGGTGGTCTTTTTTACGCTAATTTTTGGACCAGCGCCTCGTTTCTTATTTTTAGAAGGATCATATTGCTCCTCTTGATCTTCATCTGAAAGTCCTTTAGATAATTCCCAAAATTCCTTTGAACCAAGACGAAAATCGTTATGATTATCTGCTTTATACCAAAAAACTTGGTCATGTAATTTATTTGATTTAGAATTGTTATTAATAACGAGACACTCATAATTTTCAGTACATTGATCCATTACTTGACAAAATGACTCAAATGTAGGAAACATACCAGCGTAATTTTCGTATATTCTTTTTCTATTGGCTATATAGTTCTCTCTAAGGATAAATACATAATCTATATTAGTTCTTAATGTTGGTGGAATACCTAATGGATATTGCATTGTGATGACCAACATGACCTTCCAATGACGACCATTCATGAATAATAACCTCATCATTTTGTCACGAGACCACGTATTGTCATATAAACAATCGTCTAATATAACGAATGCTCTAGGATCAATTGTGCTGCGTTTATATGTTTCTATTTCTTTTTTAATTTGTTTTAATACAGTACGCTGTCTTTTAAGAATGTTTTCTATGATAGCAGTATTATATTCATTATGAATAAATAGTTTTGGAACCATTTTACCATAAAATCCGTTCCCTTCTTCTGTTCCTGAAATTACTGTACCAATTGGTATATCTTGTTGATAATATAAAAGGTCTCTTACTAAAAATGATTTACCAGTATCTCTCTTACCGATTAATACAACAACAGGACCTTTGTTTTCATTTGGTTTAAACTGAATATTTTTCATATCAAACTTTTTAAGTTCTAAAGTCATATTATATAATTTTATGATTTATTATTTTTATTTTTTAACGAATTATTTATGAATTAAATAAGTATAATATAAATTAAATAAGTTTAAAACAGATTTAATTTATATAATTAATACCTAAAAGAATGTCTTTGGTAAATTATCAAAAACGTAAAAATATTGAACTCTTTAAAAATTTAGAAGACTCTAATTTTATATGTAAAACACAAAATTATATACCAATTTATAACAGATTTTTCTCTCTAAATGACACAAATTATAACAGTATAAATTTAAATCACAAATGGTACATTTCTGAAATAAACGATAATTACAATTATGAACAACGTTTATTTAATTGTAAACTAAAAAATATTAATAATAACAAACTTAAAGAAATAGATGTATTTTTTAAGTTAGCTCCTTTATTAGATCCATTTAAATATCTTATTGGTAAATATGATGTTACTGACAAGAAATTATTTTCACTACCTAAATTAAATTCTACTAACAGTGAATGTCATCCGAAATTTATTGATATCAATAACTCTGCGTATATAGATGGTTTGTTTTTATATTTTACGAGTATTTTAAAAAATAATCATTCATTTTTACACGGAGTTGACTATTATGGTTCTTTTTTAGGCGTAAAAATTAATTTTACAATTAATGTTTATGATGATATAGATTATTTAAATACTTCTGATTTTTTCAACAAAAATAAAAATATATTGTTTAAAATTGATGATTATGAACATTTATTTAAAAATGATACTCCAAAATTACAACCTATCAAGATTGAACATAATATTAGTGTTAAATCTCAATTATCAATAAAATCATTTGATAATCAAATATTTGAAGATGTTTTTGATAATTCTCAAAATGAATATGAAAATGAACATAAAGACAATATTGAATTAATTGATTTAACTAATGACTCTTTATTAGATAATAATATAAATAATTTAACATTAAAAACGAATTCTACATGTTCTTCTCGTACATCATATACAAATGAAGATTATGATAATGAGGATGATAATTTAAGTGAAATTAATAATCATGAAGAACATAATGGATCAACCAAATCTGATGACAATGATAATTATGAAGATGATAATTATGAAGATGAAGAATATGATGATGATGATGATGAAGAAGATGATGATGAAGATGAAGATGATGAAGATGAAGATGATGAAGATGAAGATGATGAAGAAGAAGAAGTTATTAATGTTACTATTCCAAAATTCCCTGTTCAAGTCATAACAATGGAATGTTGCGAAAATACTTTGGATGATTTAATTATAAATAATGAATTGTCCAAAGATGAATGGTTCTCTGCGCTAATGCAAATAATAATGATATTAATAACTTATCAAAAAGCATTTAATTTCACACACAACGATTTACACACTAATAATGTTATGTATAATCAAACAAATAAAACACATTTATTTTATAGATATAAAAAAAAAGTCTACAAAGTACCTACTTTTGGACGTATTTTTAAAATTATAGATTTCGGAAGAAGCATTTATAAATTTGATGGTAAAGTATTTTGCAGTGATAGTTTTCAAATGGGAGGAGACGCAGCAACACAATATAATACAGAACCTTATTTTAATGATAAAAAACCTAGATTAGAACCTAACCCTAGTTTTGATTTATGTCGATTAGCGTGTTCTATTTTTGATTATGTGATAGATGATATTGAAGAGATTAAAAATTTTGACAATATAAGAGACCCGATTAAAAAATTAATTTATGAGTGGTGTTTAGATGATAAAGGCATTAATATGCTATATAAAAATAATGGTATGGAGAGATATCCCGATTTTAAGTTATATAAAATGATAGCTAGATGTGTCCATAATCATACACCTCAAGCTCAACTAGAAAGGGATGAATTTAAAAAATATTTAGTAAATAAATATAAGGAAGATAATCATCATGAAATTATGGATATAGATACTATTCCGTGTTATATTTAACATAATATAAAATATTTTAGTGATATATTATATATTATATGAGTTTATTTGGTTTTATAATTACCAGACATGTAAATTCAATTCTAACCAATAAGTATTGGAATAGATGTGTGAAATTATTAAAAACTTTTTATCCTTTTACAGAAATTGTCATAATTGATGATAACAGTAATTATCAGTATGTTAAGTCAGATTTTGATTATAAAAATATTCAGGTTATACAGTCTGAGTTTCCAAAAAGGGGAGAATTATTACCGTATTATTATTTTCTTAAATATAAATTTTTTAATAACGCTATTATAATTCACGACAGTGTGTTCTTTCATAAAAGAATCGCTTTCGAAAAATTAAATGGAATCGATGTATTGCCATTATGGTTTTTTTATCCAGATAGAGAGAATATTAATAATACAAAGAGAATTATACAAGGTATAAATAATAGTAACAATATTGAAAACAAATTAACATTAGACAATAACGTTATCGGGATGCCGCATGACAAATGGTTTGGTTGTTTCGGTGTTCAATCATATATTAATTTAAACTTTTTAGAGAGAATTGAACAAAAATATAAGATAACAAACATGATTCATAAAATAAATTGTAGGAATGATAGATGTTGTTTAGAGAGAATCTTAGGATGTATTTTTTTTACAGAATATAATAAAATAATTAATCAAAAATCTTTATTTGGTGACATAATGAAATATCAAACATGGGGATACAGTTATAATGAATACATTAATAATTTAAAAACTGGAAAAATTCCACAATCAGTAGTAAAAGTATGGACCGGAAGGTAATATATTATGAATATTATGAATATAGTGTATCTAATATTTCGTTTTTTGTATTTTCGTTAATTATACCTAATTTATTTAAACGAGTTAATATGGATTTTCTCTCTCTTTCATTTAATTCAAAAGGTAAAATATCTGGAAATCTTTGTTTTTGAAGTCCTTTATTCATCGCTACTATAGCCTTTTTAAATTTTTCCAAATATCTATCAATATCTAATTCCGTTAAATTTTCATATCCAATTTCTGTTATTTTTTCACGTCGTTTCAATATATTTTTAAATTCTATATATTTTGCGTAATAATATATTTTTTCATCCAAAATAGAACCTATATTTGGACATCTAAATAATATTTTTTCTTGTAATTCCGATATATCAAATTGAAAGTCGCCAGATTTTTCAAAATATTGTTTTATATTTGAAGGTACTTCTTTAAAATCAATGTCTGAAAATTGTTTATATTCATCAACCATTATTTTTTTTCTATGATCGAACCGTTGTCGCGTCTTTATATAACTTAATTTATATATATATGGATTTGCTCTTGTATTAGTTGGATTAGGAGGCAGTACAGATATTCTAATGTTTGTCTCCGGAGAAGTTAAAAACCATTTAATCAAATACGATAGATGACCAGATAAGTTTTTTACTTTTAATTCGTCATATAGAATATCTTGTTTTGGCATTATTAATAAATCAATATCTTCTGATTTATATATTTCATTATTTAAAATAGTTGATAATACCAATTGTATTGCTTTGCCTCCTTTAAATATTAATTCGTAATCTTGTCCAATCATTTTATATGATATGATTCCGTATAACAATAAAGTTGCACACAATACAATATTATATTGTGAAAAATCTATGTCCGTATCCATTATAAGCCAGTTATTTACGTAATAATATTCATTTTTATTGGGTATATAATATGTCGGTATTATTGCTTTATTTATTTGACAAACGCTCCATAATTCATTAACTATATTTTGGTTAAATCCTATATTTAAATCTGTCATTATCATATTGGTTAGTATACTTTTAACACTATTTAATTCTCCTTCATTAAATAACGGTTTCCAAAAATTAGGTTCTTTATTTAAGTCATATCCGGATTCAGACGGTAACTCGGTTGGAATTTCTAATTTTATTACGGGTTTTTTTGGTAAAGGTTCTTCAATAATATGTTCAATTTCTTCTTCTGTCATTATTTTATCAAGTGAATCCTTTTGTTCATCAGTTAATAATTTTACGTCAGCACCCCTTTCAATTAAGTATTTGATTAAATCTTTATTGTTAAGGTGTAAAGCAGTTGATAAAGCAGATATTTTTTTCGTTTTTGAATAATTTTCAAGATTAATATTTCCTTTATTTTTGACAAAACTATCAATCAACGTCTTTCTTAAAATTAAATCATCCACCGCATAAAAAAGTACAGATAATAACGGAACAAATGCTATTAATGGGGTTAGTTTTGAATTGTCTTTTTTTCTGATTGGTTTAAAATCATTCGTTATCGGTATTAAACTATTTATACCCAATTGATTACTTTTAAATCCATTTTTAAATGAATTAATAGATAATTGGATACTTTCATTATTTCCAGATTTAATTGCGTCTACTAATTTTTTATACGCATTAAGAAACATATTTCTAAAATTTTCTCTTATTAATATATCATTCTTATGTTTAATAACTTTATTTCCTCCACAGGAACGTTTTGTTTTGTTACTTTTTTTTCTATACGTTTTCTTTGTTCTTTTCATTATATAATAATATAATAAAAAGATTTATATTTAGAATCCCGGATTATCCGTAAAAACAGGAGTAACCTTTGTTCCCCCTTTCATAACGGGATTTACTTGTTCTACTATAAAATTACCAAAAATTACACTAAAATAAACTATAAGTGTATCTCTAATTAACAATTTTAACGGTTTACTTTCTTTTTCAATAAATCTCATTTCAATAAATTTTGCGACCAAAAATACGATTGATATGATTGCTGAAACAATAAATATATTTTCCATTAAATTACTTAATCATAATGTTATAAATATTTTTACGCAATTTATTCTAAAACTTCAATATCATCAATTAATAAGTCAGGTAACAATTCAATTTTTGGTTCCTCAATATTATGTATATCTAACATGTCAAGTTGAAATGGTTGTTCAGAAATTTTAATTTTGTCATTTTCTTCTTCCTCTTCCTCTTGTTTTCTTTGTTGAGATCTAAATTCGCTAATTTCTTCTAATCTCTCTATACTTTTTGGTGCAACTACATTAGTTATTGAACCATCTTCGGTTTTTACATAATCAATATTATTGAATGATAAAGATTTTTGTTTTTCCTCAGTAGTCGCTAATTCTTGTTGTTTACTTCGTATAGGTTCTTCGATGATTTGTTCTTTAATTTCTTCTACTACATCTTCTTCCACCGTTTCATCCATATACGCTTTTAATATCGCTTCAACGGGTATACTTTCTCTCAATGTATTCAATATACATTCTTGTACAATGATCTCTAATTCTCTATAATTTTTTTGAATTTGTAATGGTGGTACATGTAACTCAAATAAATAAACATTTTTATATACTTTTCTAGCTACATTAATATAAGTTTTGTGAATAAAATCATCTAATTTTGGAATATTAATATCTATTTTTTTTTGTTTTTGTCCTACACGCATAGTAGTTAAAATTTTTAATTGTATTATGTGAACACAAGTAACTAAATCTTCTAAATAATTACAACCAGATTTATCGCATATTCTTTTTCTTTCATTTTCAATAATTTGAGGATTCCATTTTGGTATTCTTGAAATTAAATTTTGGAAAGTCATCAAATACTTGTCATTCTCTCCATTTTCTTTACAAAGTTTTACGGATTCCTCTAAAATAGATTTATAACCCTCTATAATTAGTGGTGTCAAAATAGTTACTAATCTTGAACCCCATTCATTTTTTGATTCATGTAGAGCACTCACATTAAAATCATCCATTTACATAAAACTTATATTTTCTAAAGACAAATCTGAACTTAAAAAAATAAAATTTAAGATAAATAATATCAATAACTTTTCATTTCTAAACTCCTTTCTCACACGATTGAAACAAATAAGCAATTCATATTTTTTTTCGCAATTTAATACATTATCCATAAATTTGTGATTTTCTAATAAATCCATGATATCCAAAGCGCTATATGATTTTTCATATAACTTCACGCAAAATGTCATTAATTCTTCTAAAGTTACTAGTTTTTGATTTTTAAATTTTAGCAATTCTTTTTTTAACCATTCTATTCTATTGACCTTTATGTCTTTAAAGTCAAATACATTATTTAAATTGTATTGATATAAATTAATATTTATTCCGTCTAATACAGGTTCTGGTATATAAATTTCACAAAATCTTGACAAAATTGGTTTCATTAGATTATATTTTTCTTCGGCAATTATAAAAAACCTGGTATTATGACTAAACAATTCAATACATCTTCGTAACGCTGACTGAGCATCCATCGTCAATTTATCGGCGTTTAATAGAACTATACTTTTGAAAGTACTTCCTCCGTTCGAATTTATATGTGTTTTTGCGAATAATTTTAATTCTTCTCTTATGAATTTTATACCTTTACCATGTGAACAATTTACATACATGACAAATGATTTGATTTTATCTCTGTCATTATCATAAATTTTATTTATAAAATTGTTTACTATTGTTCGTTTACCTGAACCAGATGGTCCATGAAAAATTATATTAGGAATTTTATGTATTTCATAAAAGTAATTTAATTTTTCATTTATAGTTTGATGAATATTTAATGACATAAAGTTACTATAATTAATGATGTCTTTTTATATTTAAATATAACGTATTATTTTATAACCCATAAAATAAAATATTAGTTATAAAATTTTTTACTTATTATTAGTTTCTCTCCATTTATTTACATTTATTTACATTTATTTATAATATAATTTGCGATAAATCTATAGTATTGTTCATACGTCATATTTGACAATAATCTTTTTTTATCCATAGTTACGGAACAACCGCCATATTTTATTAACGATACATCAAATTCAGTAATTTGATTGTTTAATGCATAATGTACAATTTCTTCAGCGTGTTTTTCTCTCTCTGAATTTATATGTAAATGTAATGAAAATAAAGAACATGTTAAACCTCTATTTTTAACTCCATATATTATTTCGCGAAAATCTTCAATAGTTAATGTTCCACAAGTATCGGATAAACATATTTTATTTGGTTTTAGTTGACTTAATCTATATAACTTATCTACTATAATTGATGTACTTATTTTCCCTTCAATAGGACATTCATTTATACAAGAAACATATATTTTTACTTTATATTCAGAATTATCCTTATATATGTATCTATTTTGGATATTAGAAAATTGTTTTTTATATTCATTTAAAAAATCCATCATATTTTTAATTGAATTATAACTTTCATCCAAATTCATTTTTGTATTTTTTATTTGAAAACTATTTGAAACTGAAGTAATAAAAGAAAAATTTTTTACCCCAAAAATCATCGATTCTGTTAACTTATCTGCGTTTGGAACTAAAACATAATTGTTTATATTTCTATAACTTTCAGCGTAATTAAATATTTGTTCAGTGTCTTTAAATATTGGTAATATTTTATTACTTACAACTGAACCAACTTCAATATTTGTTGGCATATAATTTTCAATAATATAATCATAAATTTTTATTTTTTTCTCTAAATCAAAAGTTTCTTCAAAATTTAATGATTGTAATCCATCCCTCAATGTAACGTCAAATGGTTTTGGACTGCCTAGTAATCTATATGCCTGATAAAATAAGTCGTTAGATATATAAAAACTCTTAAATGTGTTTGCACAATTAGGTATATTTTTCATTATATTTTTATATTATTATTGCTTTAAGTATATTTAAATTATTATTTTTATATATATTTAAACAGAACTAGTTAATGAATGAGTATAAGGATTATTTTTAAAAGCGGTTAATATGTCAGGATTAATGCGGTCACAACCGGCGCATTCATTATAATATTGAGGTGCCTTAATAGCGCCATAAGTTTGGACGGAAGGAGGTAATCCACTTAATTTTGAAAAAGCCGGATTTACTCTTCCAGAAAATCTATCACAATCATCTCTACAATGTACGTTCATTTGTTGATTAAATATTTGAGTTCCACCTTGATTTGCTCTGTTGTAAATAGTTTGCGATTTAATATCGTTATTGTGTTGTCTATACGCCGCGTCATAATTCATATCACCATACCCAGTCGCGTATCCACCTGCGGAAGTAAAATATTCGCAACTCGTTGTATCTCTCTGTGTTAAATCTGGAGAAGTATAATTATTTACATATATTCCATCTTTTTGGTTGTTAATATTAAATGTAGGAGCGTATAATGTTGTTTCTTTAACTGTTGTCGGTGTAGCGTCTTGTGGATTGTAAACATAACCTTTCGGAACTGATGTGGTTGCTTCACCATAAATTCTGACATTATTTATCGTCTCATCTTTTCTAGTTGGTTTTAAAATATCCATTAGAGGAGCAATTACAGCGCCAATAGTACCACTAAATCCGCTTCTAAAAGTGTCGGGTTGTCTAATCGTTGAACGATTGTTTTCATAATTTGTATGACTTCTTAAAAAATTGTCTCCATCTTCATGTGTTCCTTTTCCGGTTGCTTTTGAATGTCCTACACCGCCTTCTAAAACTTCATGACGTTTTGATTGCTCAAAATTTTCAGGCGCATAAGATGCCTTTATATCTACAGAACCTGCTGGACCCGTATAATCTAATAAAACATCATTACGTCTTATCACACCCATTTCTTGAATTGGTCTCAATGTTTCACCCTTTTCAGCGCCAGTTGTTGTTAACCAGCGATCTTGTGTATTTATATAAAATGTATCTGGTCTTTGTTTTTCAACACGTCCTAACATTTGTGTTGTTGACGCTGTTTTTATAAATGAATCCGCAGGTCCTTCATGACCAAGTAGTTCATATTCTAATTTTGGATTTGTATCAACTCTTAATTGGTCTACCGTTTTTGGCAACCATTTATCTCTCGCTTCCATTCCTGAATTATAACCATTGCTTCCTGAAAATCCATAACCTTTATCTAAACCTGGACCTACTGTTATTGTATCAAAAGGTTTTACATTATTATTTTTCATTCCAGGATTAACTCTTGATTGATAAAAATCGCTTTGATTGGGCATACCATACGCCCATTGCATATTTTCTTCGGGTTTAAATAAAGGCGCTTGTTCTATTTTTTTAATTGTTTGAGAACCTGAACCTACCATATTATCTAAAACTGATTCATTTATGTTCATATCATAAGTGCGACCTTTAACTTTACCCCCATTAAATGGAACCATATTATTGTGTTTAAATTGCTCGGAATTTAAATAATTACCTGTTAGTGAATAAATACTTTGGATATTTTGTGAAACTGGAACATCATTTCTCACATTTTGTTGATATAAATTTTGGTTAAAATACTTATCTGTGGCGGTATTTGGATTAGGATATTCTTGAACAGTATCAACCAATTGATTTATATTTGTTACTGGATAATTTTGTGGAGGAATATTTGTATTCGGTAAATAATTATCAGTTTTTACACCCAAATTACTTCTTACACCCATATTTGTAAAATTTTCTTGTTTTTTCTCTCTAATTTCTTTTTTAGTACAATCTTCATTTTGTTGATTTGATATTACATACATTCCACCTAATGCTATTAAAGGGATTGCTATTTCCATATTTATATATATAGAGTATTATATTTTATTCATATAATAATCTAAATTATTGGTTAAGGTATTTTAAAGTTGCTGACAAGAATTTGTTTGTTGACATGTTATCGGACCTCCTATATATGAACCTCTAATCAAATTATAACTTGATGGCAAATAATTTTTTGTCTCATTTACTACACAATCTCTCTTTGGAGTAAAATAATCTTTTTCTAAAATTCTTGTGCTCAAATTATTTTGAAAATTTAGACATGTGTTTACTTGTGGATTCAAAGGCGGATAATACCAATCTACTTGTTCTAAATCACGATACCACCAAGCCGGATTTGTTGCTCTTGATTGACCTGTCGTTAAATTATTACAATTCGGATATTGTATTGCTTCATTCGGAACATTATAATTTTTATAATCGTCTTTTCCTAAACAATCACGACTTAAATGTCGGTTAACACCTCTTAAATCGCTTTCTAAATTTATTGTGTTTGTCCTTAAATTTGCGCCCCATTTTTGAATTATAATTTGAGGGTCTTCTATATAACAAGGTTTATCTCCATTTCCTGGAACATTTAAAATCCATCTCCCCGGATCTGTTGATTGTTGTAATGATTTCATCGTCCTACAATCATCATATTTAAATCTAGTAAATGCCATTTTATATTAATAATATATATATTTATTTAATAAATTTATATAATTTTAATTTAAATACTTAATAACTTTTTATTAATATGGAACTTCTTTTAAATACTCCTACGTTATGTTTAAATATGATAGTTAAAAATGAAGAAAAAGTTATAACTAGATTATTTGATTCTGTGTTACCAATAATAGATTGTTATTGTATATGTGACACAGGTTCTACTGATAATACAATAAAAGTTATAGAAAATTATTTTAAAAATAAAAATATACCTGGCAAAATTGTAGTAGAACCTTTTGTCAATTTTTGCCACAATAGGTCTTTTGCTCTTAAAGAGTGTGTTGGTATGTCTGATTATGTATTGCTTTTAGACGCTGACATGGTTTTAGAAATTAAAAACTTTAATAAAAAAATCTTAAGTAGTTCTGATAGTTTTTACATGCTTCAAGGCAACGATTCTTTTTATTATCAAAATATGAGAATTGTAAAAAATAATGGACTTTATCGTTATATTGGAGTTACACATGAATATGTCGATATCCCACCAAATAGCAGTATCGTTGGATTTTCTAAAGATGATTTATTCATTAGAGATTTTGGTGACGGTGGATGTAAAAATGATAAATTTGAGAGAGATATACGTTTATTATTGGACGGAATTAAAGAAGAACCTAATAATCCTAGATATTATTTTTATTTAGGTAACAGTTATTCTGACGTTGGAAGATATGGTGAAGCCATTAATTGTTACAAAAAGAGAATTGATTTAAAAGGTTGGCGCGAAGAAGTTTGGTACAGTTATTATAAAATTGGATGTTGTTTTAAAAGTATGAATAAAATAGATCATGCAATAAAGTATTGGATGGAAGGATATGAATATTACCCTGAACGTCTAGAAGGATTGTATGAAATTATCAACTATTGTAGAATTCATTCTAAACATAAAATTGGAAATATGATATATTGTGAAGCCCGTAAAATTTTAGATAAAAAATTTAATAGAGATCAATATTTGTTTTTACATAATGAAATATATACTAGCAAAATATTTTATGAATATACTATTATCGCTAACTATTTAGGTGTTACTAATATCAATTATGAAGCTATACAAGTTTTTAATAATTCAAATGATGGTAATGAAATTAATAATTTATTAGAAAACTTAAAATATTATAAAGATATATTAACACCAATTGGTAAAGTTAATGTAGACAACAAAATAAATACTATTATCAATAATGAAAATATTGAAATGATTTCTTCTTCTAGTTGTCTCATTAAAAATAAACACAACAACAACTACGGAATGAATATAAGGTTTGTTAATTATACAATCGATAATAAAGGAAATTACCATAATTGTGATAAACATATTATTACTGTAAATAAATATATTGAGGTCGATACAAATTTCAATTTAGTTTATGAAAAATGGTTAGATTTAATATTTGATGACAGGAGGTATATCGGAATTGAAGATATTAGAATATTTAACGATGTCCAAACAAATAAATTACTATTTATAGGAACTACATTACACCAAAGCAATAGAATCGGTATGGTAAGTGGTTTATATGATATTGATAATGGTTGTTTAAATGGTTCTGAAATTACACAACTATTTAATCAAACTATTTGTGAAAAAAATTGGGTTTATGTTGATTACAATAATGAAACGCACATTATTTATAATTGGCATCCTATAGTCATTTGTAACATTAAAGACTCTACTCTTAATGTTGTCTCTAAAATACAAACACCAAATATATTTTCTAGAATTCGTGGCTCAACTTGTGGATTTAAATATTCAACTAAAATTAAAGAAAATCCTTTAAATAATGGGAATATTAAAATAGATATTGGTGAAGATGAAATTTGGTTTATTGGTCATATTGTTTCACATGAAACACCACGTCATTATTATCATGTAATTTCAGTTTTCGATAAAAATATGAACTTACTCCGTTATTCTGCACCATTTAAATTTGAGGGGGAACCTATTGAATATTGTTTAAGTATTGTAGTCGAACATGAGAGAGTCATAATAAATTACAGTACATGGGATAGAACTACACGTATAGGAATTTACGACAAAAAATATATTGATTCTATACTTAAATATAATAACTAATTTTATTTTCATTTAAAAAATTAATTTAAATATTATTTAAATGAAAAGTAATTTAACTTTTGTTACTTCATATTTTAAAATATATGATTCTGATTATGAAGAAAACAAATCTTTTGAAAAAAGACTTGAACTTTTTATTAAAATAGTTGAACTCGGTATTAACATTTGTATTTTTACTAGTTCTGAATATAAAATTATTATGGAAAACTTATCTCAAAAATATGACAACCTTAAAATAATTGAAATTCTCTCTATTGAAGACTTTCAAATGTATAAATTATTAAATGTTAATAAAGATTTTCTTCAATTGCCAGAGAGAAGAAGTAATGTTAAAGATACATTTAACTATATGCTACTTATGAATTCTAAAACAGAATTTTTATATAAAACAATTGTAATAAATCCATTTAATAATGAATATTTTTGTTGGTTTGATTTTAGTTTACCTTATATTTTTAAAGATATAGAGAGAACATTAAATGAAATTAAAAAACACGCTTTTCGTAATTATATTGATTCGTTTATTGCAATTCCTGGTTGTTGGAATCATAAAGTATATGATATTAATTTTTTAAAAAAACAAGTAGTCTGGCGATTTTGTGGCGGATTCTTTATTGGAGATAAACAATCTTTAATAAAATTTTATGATTTAAGTATTAAATATTTTTTAGAATTTTTGAAGGTTACTAACACTTTAATGTGGGAAGTTAATTATTGGGCGTGGTTAGAAAAAGAGAATTATATAAATCCCATATGGTATGAAGCCGACCACAATGATAGTATTATCAATATTCCACAATATTTATACAGAGCATGTATTAAAAAGTATTCAACTAAAATTTTAACCTATCCATTATGGGATTCTAATATTTTTTTTAGCGACAATAATTCAATTATATATGATAAATTCTACGCTTCATCTTCGTCATATATTTATGACTTTATAAATAATAAACATATATTAAATACTAGATATGTAAATTATCATTATAAAGATAATTGGGATTGTGACTTCTTCCCGAACAATCCTATGAGGCAAATTAGAAATGTAAATGTAAAATCTGAACTTAACAATGAAACCATGGAACCTGTACCTTTACAAGATTGTATAATGAATATTGATGATTCAAAATTTAAAACAAATAGTAACGCTTATTCAGTTGGGTTAGAAGATATAAGATTATATTACGATAATGATACATTAAAATTTATTGCGTCTAATTTTAATTATAGTGAAACAGATAAAAATACACATAAAATTATAATTGGTGATTATGATTATAAAAATACTATTTGTAAAAATATGAAAATTATTAATATGATGTGGGAGACAAGTTGTGAAAAAAATTGGGTTCCTTTGCCGAATTATAATGACATAAATGGTGCGAAACTATTTATATACAAATGGAATCCATTTATTATTGGATTTATCAATGATAACAATTTTTTTCAGACTATAATAGAGAGAAAATATGAAAATAATTTAATTGGTAAACTGCGGGGTTCAACACCATTCATTAATTTTGACGATAATACATTTATTGGTGTCGTTCATTACAGTGAACCTGGTCAACCACCTATTTATTATCATTGTCTAGTTTTATTAGATAATAAAAGTAATCTACCACTATTTTATAGTGATCCATTTAAATTTAGCGAAAAACCCATCGAATTTTGTATTGGATTTACCATTATTAAAGAAGAATATTTATTTTGGGTATCACAAATGGATAGAGAACCATTTTTAATTAAGTTTGAGACTGATAAAATACACATTAACAATAAATTTTAACTACTTATTTATTAGTAGTTGCCTGAAATTATAATGTAACTTAAAAATATACCAAAAAAATTCTTTGAAAATAAATCCAATATATTGTAAAAAGTATTTTTTATATAATACGGTAAAACCGCAACTAAACCATATAATGACCAAAAAAAGAAAAAATAAAAGAATAAATATATACCATTATTACTATTTTTTACGTAATTTATATATATTAAATAATAATATATTAAAAATGGTATAAAACCTAAAACAACACCCAATATTATTGGTATTATTTTCATTTCACCTAAAAACCCAAACAATAACATTAACCAATTGAGAATTAAGATATATGTCAAATTTATAATATTTTCATTAAACAATTTAAAGAACTCTAAATGCTGAGTGTTATTTTTCTCTCTACGTTCAAGATATATTAGATAGAAAATTAGGGTAATTAACATTGTCGGAGTAGTTATTACCCAATCTATATATCTCTTTGGGGTTACATTTATTACTTTATTAAAATTATAAACTAACCATACATAAAATAGACCTTCTATTATTTGAACAAATACCTCTAAAAATAATAATTCTTTTATTAAAAAGTAAGTAATTGGAACTTTATAGAATAAAGTTATTACTTCTATAATTCCAGTTATTAATTGAACTATAACAGATATTAACAATGTAACATAAAAATAATATTTTGAATCCATATATTATTTTTATATTTTAATAACATCATCTATTGTTTTTTGACCATAGTTTATTTCTATTAATGAATTTATTTTTTCACTTAAAAAGGGTTTTACTACATTATAAATAGACCTAATATAGATGGTAGGGTTTATTATTATTATTTTATTTAAATTGTCACTAAATTTTGAAGTAATGAGTTTCGCTAAATCAATCGCTAATTCTATTTGTAAAAAATGATGTAATCCATAATTTGTTCCGTCAAAAATCCAAATCCAATTTTTATTTTTTGGCACTTCACTTAAAATTCCATCATAATGTTTCAATATACCTATTTTATCAAAATATAATTTTGCTTTCGATGGACATGTGTAATAATATAAATTGTTTTTATTTTCTAAAACTTTTGTAAATGAATGACTTGAAGGATCTAATGCGCATAAAGGACAAGTGTATGTCATATAATATAAATTCATTATATGAAATAAAAATTGTTATTATCGGAATTTAAGGATTTAAAAGCGCTAATTTATATTGAACACCATTTATATTTATTATTAAATATTGTCCACTTGAGACACCCGATGTACCGCTTAATAATCCTGTTCCAGTTAAACCTAAATTTCCACTATTATTTAAACCTAAAGAAACATTATTACCTATACCATTATCTAATTTTATTTCATTTGTAATTGAATTAATGTTTATTGAATTTGTATTTGTTGGATTTGTCAGAGTTAATATTGTTGGATCTATTACTCCAGTTACATATAAATCGCCAAAAATACCAACAGAACCGGTATAACCTATTCCCGAAAAACTTGTTGAACCAGTTGGTTTTGTTATTGTATAAGAACTTGAATTCCATTGTGAAGGACCTGTCGGACCTGTTGGACCTGATGGACCTATATTCGCTACACTAGAACCCGCTATAGAACTAAACGAACGTATATCTCCAGCGTATACTAATCTTGCTTTATAGTCATTACCATATGAGTTCGCTACTTGAAAAACTAATTGATACAAAGGTCTTAATTCCACTATAGGGAGTCCAGTTAAATTTAATTCACTCCAAAGAGCACTTTCAGCGTCACCTATATTATTATATTGGGTTTGTCCCATTATTGAAACTACTGGCGTATAAGCCATATTTGTCGCAGCAATCCATTGGATTACAAATTTATTATTTGAAGACGCAGTCAACCCTGTTGTTTGAAGAAAATCATTATAATATGGAGTAGCGCCTACACCACTATTATATAATGGAACATTATTTATACTCGTTTTTCTCCACGCTGTTGCTCCTGGTTCATAATATAATACTGGTCCCGTAACGGGTGATAAATCCATCGACCATATACCTGGAGAACCATCTGTTATATCTACTTGTAAATCTTCATCAAAAAACGTACCATTTATTAATGAGTATTGAATATCTGTTATTAAATTACCTGTACCAGTTGTTGTGTAACCATATATTCCAAAACCATTGGCTATTGCCGCACCTCTAGTTCTATGTAAATATTCATGTGTTGCCCAATCCATCGTAATACCATGTCTTTCATCGAACAACATGTATTCGCTCGGTTGAGCAGAATTAAAATAAATATACGCTGTTGGTGCCTGTTGATCCCATACAAAAAAAGTTGTTTGATTCCCTAAGTTACCAGATGTATTAAAATAAATATAATATAATCCTGTAGTATTAGGTATACTGGTCGTTTGAGTAGAATTAATTGTAAATAAATTACCCGCTACCCATACATTGTAACTTGTTGAAACAGGTGATATCGTAAAAATTAATGAACTTGGGTCAAAACTAATAGTTGATGTTGTTCTATCTTGATGACCCATTGGTTCAGCTGTTACATTTTGAATTAGTGAATTATAAGAACCTGTTGGACCTGTTTGACCTGTAGGACCTGTATAACCTGTAGGACCTGTATAACCTGTAGGACCTGTAGGACCTGTAGGACCTGTTTGACCTGTAGGACCTGTAGGACCTGTTTGACCTGTAGGACCTGTAGGACCTGTTTGACCTGTAGGACCTGTAGGACC